GGTCAGTCGATAGGACAATTTTATCCTAGATACAAAACCTATGTTACTTGGAAAGAATAGAAAAAGAAAGAAGAAAGTGTGCCGGGTTGAGTAAGAAACCCCCGGCGGGGTTCCATATTAGGTTATGCTCCAGGGCTACCGAATACTGTTCGTGGATCGGACCATCCGAACGAGTATCTTTCTCTAGCCTTATAACGCACATTGCCAGTGTCAAAATCAGCTTCCATAGAAGTTCTGATTGGTGAACGGTCAAACATTTTGAACCCGTTCGGACAATCAGTCTTTATGAACCATGCGTCGGTGTCTGTCAGATAATGATTTACTGTATATCCTTCTGGGACCATGCCCATATTCTTAACAGCATTAATATCATTGTCTGATGTAGCCACACGACCTGGTGTTTCCAATAATCTGTCAGTAGCGAATTGTAGTTCTTTAGGAATAATTAGTTTCATTCCTTGAAGAGCTACTTTCAAACCACGCTCGTCAGTGAAAGCTGCGATGTCAATTAGTGCTTGTTCCAATGAAGTCTCGTTTAGGTCAGCTGCGGTTGAAAGTTCATTACGCAAATTAGCACCACCCACAGTGGGGTGATCCGTTGCGCAAAGTTCTTTACCGTCTCCGCCTAAATAACTTGTGTTGAACGCTCTGTTTAAAACAGATGCTGCTTTTACTTGCTTAGTGTTTGCCATACTTCGGGCGAGCGCGCGAGTATATCTTGCTGACAGTCTGTCATACAAATTATCCTCTACCGCTTCCTCGGTAATTGAAAACGCCAATGCAATCGTTTCGTGAGTGTACCTTGATGTAAACGCTTCTTGCGCTTGATCAAAGGCCACTCCTGCTCCTTCTGACTTAACGGGTGCGGTATCGAAACCTGTCAACATTACTTCTTCTTCAAAAGCACGATCACTTGACTCCATATCATAAATTTCTTCATGTTCTTTGTCATATCTATCGTACTCAAGTCCAAATAATGCGTTCAGGCCTGGAAGCAATTCTTTAACCAATTGTGCTCTACTAATTGCCATTTAAATTACTCCTAAGTTCCTGCAACAGGACCTCTATAAGCGTGCTCATTGATTATTACAACCAAATTTGCATTATCCGCTGTGAGATCACCATTAATGTCGTCTTGAACAACCCCAACGATTTTAAGCTGAAGTGCTTGCGTTGTGTTTATTGTGCTAGAGTCGAGTTCGCGTGTGGAGACACCTGTTGTCGTACTACCACCAATACCCTCAGTATCAGCATTTCTGCCTATACATGTGACGGCTGAAGCACCATCCGCTTGAACAACAAACATTTGATTTGGGTCATCATAGATAAATGCGTCTATGGCTCCACTTCCAAGTGCCGTTGTATCAGCTGGATAGTAATTCTTAAAGGTGGGCGTGCCGTCAGAAGCAACATAATAACAGTGCGAAAACACACCAACAATGTTAGCAGAACCAACTGCTGCCCTGTTGATATAACCACCTGCGAATATACACAAGTCACCTTGGAAGATGCTTGTGTTATAGCCAGCGGGCGCAATATTATATTTGTTTGCTTCTTGAACAGCAGAACCGACATTAAGACCTTTATAAGGTCTTAAACCAAAGGCTTTGTCTACATTTGCCATTTAACTTTCCTCTATTTCAAGAATTAATATTAAGAACCCCTAGTTCGATGAACTCTGAGTTCCGCCAATTGTTACGCGAGATTGTCTACTAGGTCTATTAATAGACATGCTGGAATGAGTTCCGTCTTTCATCAAATCGTTATCTACAGCATCCATTTGCCCTTGTTCCTTTGCAGTAAAAAAGGCGCTTCTTTCCTGTACAGTTTCGATTGGAATTCGACATAAAATCAATCCTCCAACTCCGATTACTCCTTGAAACCTTCCTTCATCCAATACGGGTGAATCAAAATCAGGATATTCGTCTGCTCTCACAGGCTCCCATCCTTCACGAAGTCTAGCCATAACGTTCTTTTGATCGTCATTGCCTCTAACTTCCATTCTTACCCAACGGTGAACATATCCTTCAGGAGGAGTCGGTGCATCCAAAGCGGATGGTGGAGCCCAAGGTTTTCTCGCAGCTTTTTTCTCACGAGTTTGGGCTTCGCGTGGTTCGCGACTTTCGTCGACTTTATTATTTTTTTGCATTGTTGTCTCCACGTTATTCAACATATTTCGCGTATTCATCTAAAGGCACACCCAATTTCTTTGCTATTGCTACCTGTGAAGGTGTGAGTCTCACGGTTTTGCGTCCAATCTTAGCGCTGCGTTTTGCAGGAGCTACTGCTTGGACGGGTCGGTTTGTCTGACTTGCTGCCGCATCAAAACGATGTGGAAACTCATCTCTAATCCGTTTATCTATCTCACTATAGTACTCATTACTTGCTGCGTCAAATCCTTCGCTAAGTAAATCTTGGTGAATTACAAAAGAAGTCATGGTCATGGCTCTGTCTTCGCCAAACCAAGAGTTGTCTTCTGCCCAAGATTCTGCTTTAGGATCAGGAGGCGTAGGACGAGTTTGCTGTCCTTGCGGATAGTCCTGTGAAAATTGTTGTGGTGCAACCACTTGTTGTTCTCTAACTGCTCTGCTTTGATTGAGTGCCTGTACGCGTTGGGCCTCTACTGCAAGAGAAGCTAGCTTTTGTTGTGCTTCAACCTGTTGATCTGTGTTTTGTTCTTCGTTTGCTCGGTGCAGTAAATTTTTTGTTGCTTCGGTTTCAGCAGTGATTCTATTTGCCTCTGCAATAATATAGTTACTATCTATATGCTGCTTTTGTTGTTTTAGTGTTGCGTTTTCTTTGTGTACGTTTTGCGCGTATTGAGTTGCTGCTTGCTCTCTTCGTTCGGATTCTCGTAGTCGTCCTGTTAGCTTGTCAATTCGTTTTTTTACGTTCTTACTATATTCTTCGTGCTCGTCTTTTTCTTCTACAGCCTCTACTGTTTCTTCTGGTTTGTTCTCCAAAATTGGTTTTGAAGGGGTTACAGCCTCAAAAGAAGGAACTGCGTCTTCTGATAATTCTACATCTACTTCAGGGCCTGTATCGTCAATTGGTACAAGTTCTTCGGCAGCGTTTAGGTTTAGTTTATGTTTTGGCATGGGTTTTCCTCATGTTTTAATATTGATGCAGAATTGCTTCTGGGTCTGATACTCTTGCAATGATTTCATCATCGTTGAGTATTTTTATTTCACCGCCCTCAATTTGAAAACGAGAACCGGCATAACGTCCAAACAATACCCAGTCCCCTTCTTCACACCAAGGTCCAGTTGAAAATTTTTCTTCGTTATAGGCCAAAGGACCTACTTTTAAAACATAGCCTAGAACTGTGCCTATTCGTCGTCTTGAAAGCGTCTCTTCTGTGAGCTCAATTCCTCCCTTCGTTTTTCTTTTTCCTCGATAAGGAAGAATCATAATTCGCCATCCTGTTGGATCAGGCAATTGTTCCAATAGCTCATTTCCTATTTTCTTTGGATTAAGAGTCGTTCCTTCATCATAAGCTTTTTCTAAAGGAGTTTTATTTGCCTCCTCTGCGGCCCATTTTTCTTGTAACGCTGTATTAGCCATAGTCTATGTCTTGTTTTTTTAGAATGGATCTAATTTCTTCGCGAATGAAGTTGAGCGCTTCGATATGGCCAACAAGATTTCGATAATGATTCCAATCTTTTACTTCACCATTGGTCATCATTTCTTGAATTTGCTGTTCTTTTTTGCCTATTGCGCGCGTTACAGCTGTCGCGAAGTCTAAAGTATCTATATTTTCCTCCTCGGATTATAGTTTGCGTACCCAATTCCTGTTAAAGGCTGTGGTACGGGTATGGTCGTAATTCCCCCCATATCTGGAACCCCTCCGGGACCGTATGGATCAGGCTGATACTGACCACTTAAATAGGGATTATAGCCTATTCTTTCATCAGAAATCATATAGTTTTTTGACATTTGTGCTTCTTGAGCTGCTCTTGCTGCTGCCTGTTCTTGCATTTGTGCCTGCATATCAGCAATCATTTTCTGCATTTCTTCCATAGTTGTGCCTTGCACAGGTGTTGT